CTACCATCTTGAGGCCACGCCCCATCGGATCGACCCACGAGGCGGTCGCCGCATCCCTGGGAAACAGCTTTTTCAGCTTCTCCAGCGCATCGTCGAACTTGGCCGACTGCTCGTAGTTCTCCAGCACCTCGAGGGCCAGCGGCCCCACCGTGTTGTCGCCGGCGGGCCAGACGTGGTCGCGCTTGCGCGGCACCGGCGCGGCGTTGAAGTCCGCCCAGGCCTCGGGCAGCACGCCGGTGAACAGGTACTCCTTGAACGCCATCGCCCGCTGCAGGTAGGTGTCGAGCGCCGCCTCGTCGCGTTCGACGAGCTGGTGCATGAAGCGGCCGTAGTGGCCGAACGTGACGGCGAGGAAGCAGGCGGACGAGCCGAAGCACAGCATCTCGTGCAGCAGCTGGGGCATGTAGTAGTCGGCGAGCTCGAGGATGTTCTTGTCGCCGGTGTGGAACTTGCATTGCACCGGGTAGTTGGTCGTGCCGGTGATGCCGTCGGGCGTGAACAGGAAGAACGGGTCGGTTTTCCAGTGCACCGTGTGCTGCGGGGGCAGCGCCTTGAGCGGCTCGACCTTCTCGCTGAACCGCTTGAGCGTCAGCGGCTCGACGGCGGTGCCGAGCGCCATCAGGAAAAGCTGGTCGGGCTTGAACTTCGGCTGCACGCCGTTGACCTTCTCCTGATAGAGCGCGGTCCATTCCTTCGGCCCGCCAAGCGCGATCGTGCGGGCGTCGCTGCCGCCGATCCCCTTGCTCCTGATTTCGACCTGCTGCTTCGTCAGAGCCATCGCTTCTGCCTTTCCGAGATGAGTGCGCGCAGCCGCTGGCGTGGCTCGCTGTCCATCAGCCAGTCGTTGACCGCCTCGCGGGAGCCCCAGCAGCGCGCCGGCAGGTTGAGGTAGATGAAGCGCACGATGCCACGCAGGGACTGGGCGGCGATCGGGTCGGCATACTGGATGGCCGAGAACAGGTCGTTGGCGAGCACGGCGAGCATGAAGTCGCCGGGCCTGACCTGGGCGCGAAGATACTGCCAGAGATCTCTGACCAGATACGCGGGAACGCCCTCGGCGGTCGCACAGCCATGGAAGTCGACGCACAGCTCTTTTTCTGATTTCTCGCTCATGACGCTTCCAATTTTTTGCCCGTTCGCGCATGTTGTCCAGCACAAACAAGGTGGACAGATGCGATATTGCGGGATTGATCCAGGCCTGACCGGCGGTGTCGGCTTCGTCGACGAGAAAGAGGGCGAGATCACGGCGTTCTCGTCGGCCCTGCTGCCGCGCTACCAGGTGCGCTATGGCGTCGACAACAAGACCAACAACTACGTCGATCCGATGCGGCTGCACGAGATCGTGGCGGCCCAGCACCCGGACGTGATCGTGGTCGAGCGCCAGATCGGCTACCCCAACCAGTCGTCGGTCTCCACGCACACCAGCGGCATCAACTACGGCCTCGTGCTCTCGCTGTGGACGCTGAAAATCCCCATGCACCTCGTCGCTCCCGATCAGTGGAAGAAGCGGCTGAAGCTCTCGGCGTCGAAGGAGGAAGCCACGGAGCTCTGCGCCGATCTGTTCGGTAGGCTCGCACCGAAGCGCGACGGCCCCGCGGAAGCGCTGCTGATCGCCTGGTACGGGATACTGGAGGAACTCGGGAAATGAGGGACCGTACCATGACAGCTGCGTTGCCGCAGACCGTGCTCGCTTCGATGAAGAAGGAAGAAAGAGAGGATTTGTTTCGACGCGCCCTGGCTCGAGCGCGGGCCGTCGCCGACATCGCGGTGATCGACCACGTCGTGCCCCTCGAGATCGACGTGTGGCTGCCGGCGATCGCCGACTGGATGGAGGGATACTGCCGCGGCTGCGGCGAGGAGATGGCGGCCCAGGCGCTCGAGCTCGCCACCCAGATGCTGAACTGCAGGCCGCTCAGGGGGAAGGTGGCCGAGGGCTACGTTGCGATTTTAGCAGGCTATCCAGCCGATCTGCTCTTGTCCTCCGTGCGCGCTTGCCTGGCTCAGGAGCGCTATCATGTGATGCCGACGCCGGGGGCTCTCTGCGACGGCGCACGTTCACTTTACCAAGCACGTCTCGAAAAGCTTTGGCGCCTGAAGTTGGCAATGGCCCGAATTGAGCTGGCTGCCCGGCGTAGAGAGCGCCTTTCCCGGCACTACACCCCGGACTATCGCGATCAGCTTGATCGAGAGCGAAGCCAACGCGCTCGCAAAGGGTGACGGCCGGATTCGGCCCCTTGTCGCCGATCTTGCGTGCCTGCTCGCGCAGCGCCGGCCGCACCGCGACCAGGGCCTCGACCAGCAGGCGGATCGTCTGGTCGCGCATCACGACGGATTCTCCACATTGTGCAACGTCGCCGCGGCGCGCCGGCAGTCGCCAAGCGTCACCGACACCGACCGTGGCTGCTCGTTGTCGAGGTCCGAATCGCCGATTGGCTCCTCGGCCTTGCGGTAGGCCGCCACGAACGGCTTTACCGCCTCGAGCAGCCTCATGCGGTCAAGCAGGGCGGCCGCCAGCGTCAGGTTGAGCAGGCCCTCGATGCCCTCCAGCAGATCGCGGTACTGCTCGTCGGTGGCGCAGCCGCGCACCGGCCGGGCAACCCGCATGGCAACGTCGTGGATCGCAGTCATGGTCCGAACCTCTCGCTTTCCTTGGGCTTCTTGGTCTCCTTGAGCTCGAACTCGACGTCGATCACCGAGCCGTCCCCAAGGGTGTGCCACAGCCGGGAGATCGCGAGGTGGGCGATGTGCATGGTGCGATCGCCCCACTCGAAGGGATCTACCAGAGCCTGGCCCCGGCCATCCAGCCGTGTCAGCAGCACCGGCGTGCCGACCGGGCCATAGCCGCAGCGTTTCAGGTAGTAGGCCGCCGGCTCGGCCGGATGCCACATCATGACCGCCATCACCGGGATGAAGGTGTTGCGGTCCCTGACCTCAAGGATCTTGCCGTACAGGGGCATCGGGAACCTCGTAGGGCTCGAACTGGACATGGCTGCAGGTCAGCGGCCGGTTCGGCTTGCCGTCCGATCGCCGGGGCTTGTTGGCCGGCGCCTGGCGATAGAACTTCAGCGCCTCGGCGACGCTGTCGAATCGCTTGGCCTTGCTGCGATCGTCGGTGGTCTTGACGAAGCCGACCCCGTCGTTGGCGGCGGGGTCATACTCCTGCACCCACTCGCCAGCAATCGGACACGGCTGATTGTTGGCGAACCCGATGATCTGGATGATCGTGACTTTCATCCCGCCAGCCCAAGCTGCCACGCCCCCGGCTTCTGGGAGCGCTCGAACGCCAGCTTGACCAGCTCGGCCTTCTTCAAGGGCTTGTCGGCCTCGACGGCCAGCCCCGAGCGCTTCAGGTATTCGCGCAGCTGATCGCCGTTCCACCGGCCGAAGAACGCCTCGGTCGGCTTGAACCAGTTGCGGACTGGCAGCGTCTTTGCCATCGCCATGCCACCCTGGTGCGGCACCGCGACCATGCGGGCGACCGCCTCGGTGAAGAGCTGCTTGCGTGCCCCCGCCGTGCGCGTGGTCATCCACTTGTCGTAGGTCATGCCATCGGGCAGCTGCGTGTCGCGCACGCCCTGCTCGACCTTATGGTTGACCATGACCTGCTCCCAGCGGCGCTTGCCGTTGACGCCGAGCTGCGAGCTCAGCACCCACGGCTCCTTCTGCACCGTGCACATCACCGAATAGACGATGTACTGGATCAGGCTCTCCTTCGGATCGCCCTCGACCAGATGCATGAACAGCGCCGCGGCGCCCTGCGCGCACACCTCCTCGTCCTGCAGCTGCGTCAGGTCCTTGGCCTTTTTGGTGACGATGTCCTCGGCATCGGCCTTGTCGGGTCCGCTCGCCGAAGGCTGCACCTTCTTGGCCTGCTTGTTGGGGATCATGTTCTCCCAGACCTGCACCTTGCCGTCGGCCCTGAGCTGCAGCAGCACGGAGAGGCGGCCGATCGTCTTGTCGGTGATCTTGCCCTTGACCGCGGCGTAGCGGTTCACCGTCTGCCAGTCGTCGGGCTTGACGATCACCACCTCGTGGTAGCCCTTGGTCTTGTAGCTGGCGGCGAGCTGCTCGAAGGCCTCGGCCTGCTTCTTCAGGAACAGCGGGATCGAGGTCAGCCACACGTCGTCGCTGAACAGGTCGCGCTCGATCTTGTCGGTCGGCCAGTCGGTCAGCGGAAAGATCGCCTCCTTGGCGTTGACCTTCTGCTGGGTCGCCATGCGCCGGATCTGCGCCGGGCTGTCGTACTGGTGGGCCTTGACGATCTGCTTCTGCAGCTTGGCGTCGGCCAGCGTGAACGCCATCGCGCCCTCGAGGTCGATCTCGCGCTCGCGGAACAGGTGCTTGACCTCGGGGATCAGCAGCGACAGGCGCGCCCGCTGGTCCACCCAGGTCGTCGTGCGCCCGAATCGGGCGGCGATCGTGGTCTTGTCCTCGTCGCGCTTGGAGAGCTTGGCGATCGCGTCCGCCTCGTCGAGGGGGTGCATCGCCATGTGCAGGTTGCCGTGCAGCGAATACTCCAGGCTGTCGAGCCCGTTGGAGATCACCGTGCAGGGAACCGCGTCGGCCTCCCAGCGGCCGTCCTTCTTCAGCGCCTTGACGGCATAGAGCCTGCGGGCACCGTCGATCACCTCCCACTTGCCGTTCTCGAGCTGCTTGACCGTCAGCGGATACATCAGCCCGGCGCCGGCAATCGAGGCAGCGAGGTACGGATCGGTGTCGTGGTCCTTGCGGGCGTTGCTCGCATTGACCACGAGCTCCTTGATCGGCAGCTGCTGCACGGCAGATTTCGTCGTCATCTCTTTCACGTTGCGCTCTCCTTGGTTGGAACAGAACTCTGGACGCGTGGCTCGCTTGTGTTCCGCCCGCCTGTCCTCCTAGAAGGGACGTTCGGCTCTAGGACGCCGCGCACATCCGGCGCGTGCCGGCTGCGACGGGCAGAACACGAATGTTGAATCGAGGCCGGTAAGTTCCGGTTGCGCCACCCCACTCGGACGCCGCCGCTCTTTCCGTTTGACCGATCGCTCAGCCCCTCAGCTTTCACGTCGGCCACCCGATACGCTGGGTCTGCTCCTACCTCGATACCGGCCTGGGGCATGTCAGCTCCGGCCGATCTGCTGTTTCGTCGTTTCCGCCTGGTCGAGCGCGATGT